GAGTTCATTGTTACTAGGAAGTTCCTTCTCGTCTACAATTTCAAAGTAGACATCACGAAGGAGGTTGGCGACTTGGGTAGCTTCCATCGTATCAGAGATGGAACTAACTTCATCCGAATCCATGACGTTCAGAATACCCTGAACCATGTCGAGGACAGTACGCTTAGCCATGATAACCTTTATTACTAAGTAAGAAGAGTTGGGGGAGATTGCTCTCCCCCTTCCCTTTGGCTATAGCCTATTAGGCAATGCCAACGTCACGGTAGGTGACGCGCAGGGTCAAGCGACCCGCCGACGTAACGGTCGGAGACGTACCACCCAAAGCCACCGTGATAGCAGCATCCGCAGCAAGCGGAGTCGTGGTCGCCAGCGAACCAGCCGAGGCGATGCTGTAAGCACCAGCAGCACCCGCCTGAGCCGAAGACACCGACGCAAGGTAGTTCGTAGCAATCGAACCCGACACACCAATGAGGATGGTCGGAGTCGTGCCACCTAGCACAAACGCCGATTCCACTTCCACCAAAGCCGCGCTATGGACGATAGCACCCTTCGGCAGAGTCAGGTTGGCGTTACCAACGTACGCGTTGGACACGAAGTCCGAACCCTGCACGACGATAGCGACTTCCTTGTAGGAACCAACAGCACCCGTTTCGCCACCACCAGCTTCTTCGTCAGAAGCTCGCGTACCGAGGTGGACGCGGAGACCGTCCGAATTAGACCAAATAGTACCCATTTTAGATTACCTCTCTTATTACTAGTAGGATTAAGGAATCGTGGTTTAGGCCACGATGTCCTTGTCGGACAGAACAACGACGAGGTTTTCCGGACGGTACACCTTCAGACCGTAACGAGCAGTCGTTACGTACTCTTCGCGCTGGAAGTCCTTGTTGTACTCCGACTCGACCTCAGGCTGCTGACGCCACGCGCCGACGAACGGCATGATGTCAGGGGAAGCCAGCGACATGAACACGTTGCACACACCGTTAGCACCCGTGGCGACAGCGTTAATCGTTTCCGAAGCCGCAGCCGGGAGGTAGTTGCTGGTGTACACATCGAAGCCGTAGATGTTCTTGACGAAACGACGGCCCGAAGCGATACCGCTGGTGATGACGCCTTCCCACATCGGGTTGTTGCTGACGTTAGTCAGGTTGGAGATGGTGTTGATGGCGTATTCGACCGAGGGGTCAACGATAGCAACGAGGTTGACATCGGGCACGTTGGCCTTCTTCAGCGAGTGCAGAGCACGAGCGAAGTCAGCAACACCCAGCGTCTGCTTGGCAGAAACCGTGGTCGAACCAACAAAGCGGTGAGCCGCTGTTAATCTGATTGAGGTTACCAGCGGTCTGACCACCGAGCGCACCACCCGCAGCAAGAGCCAGCACATCCGTTTCCACCTTTTCCATGATGGCACGAGACTGCTTCGGCACGAAGCTGGACACCAGCTCGTTCATGTAGAACATATCCTGCATCGCCTTCTTGGTGATGTAGGTCGCGCTCGACACGTACTGGTTGATGGTGAACGTGAAGTTACCAGTGTCGAGGTTGTCGTACACAACCGACTGGCCTTCGTTATACGCACGAACGGGCAGTTCGCCAATCGACGGGATGTTGAATGTATCACCGTCAGGGAATTCCGTCAGCCAACGGACATAGCCCTGAGCCATAAGTTCGTCCTGAAGAACGTCCTTAAGCTGGGTGCTCCAAACCTGAGACCGACGCAACTGCGCCGTATTAGCAGTAGTATGAGACATTTAATTTACCTCTGTGGTTGTAGGATTAAGAATCCCAACGGTCGCCTAGGGCCGTCATGTCACTGTGCATCTGAACCTGAAGGGAACGGTCGAGCACGAACTTCTTCGCACCCATAGTCCGCTTCAAGTTCTCGTAGTAGGCAGCGTTGCGAATGCTATTATTATTGGGAAGATTTCCCAGCACAGCTGCACTGTTACGAGGTGACACATTGGTGGGCATCACGTTGGTCGGATTGTCTTCACCGATGAGGCGAAGAAAAGCCTTAGGATTTCGACGGGCCATATCCACGAGCATGGCCTTGTCCATACCCAAGTCAGCCGCACGGCTATCCAAGACTTCCTGAGTCTTATCACCGTACTTCTTACTCAAGTTTCCAAGGGCCTGCTGTTCGTTGGCAGACATCCGTCGCTGTTCCTCAACAGCATGAACAATCTTAACCACATCTTCGGCACTAATAGCCTTAGCAACATTCTCAGGATTGGTTACCGGAGGAGTGCTTGGGGCGGCAGGTTGGTCACTGCTCTCGTCCTTAGAGTTGGTAACAGAAGCAAGAAGTCGTTCAATTGCGCTAGTCATATGAGTAGTCCTTTCAGAGTCCTTCACCAATTTACGAAGAGCATCATTTTCGTTTTTCAACTTATCAATGAAGCGGTCAGCTTCTAGCTTGCTCTTAGCTAGGTCATCTACGCTTTTGAACTTCTTCCCATCCCCCACCAATTCACCAAGCGGGTCAGCTTGAATGTCGGGGAGGTTCCCGTTGTCATTATTAACTTCGTCGGTCATTAGGGGTCTTGCCCTAGAGGGCACTCCTTACTAGTCGTTGTAGTTCCTTTAGAGCTTCAGTCCTACCGTTTAGGTGGGCCTGCTTGTATGCCCAAGAGGGAGTCTCGTAGTCGGAACTATTAACTGCGAGACTATCTTTAATCTTTCTTTCCAGTAACAAGTTAATCAGTTCTAGTGTCGGTGTACTGGCTTTGAGTAGTTCTCCGGTTTTCTTGTGGTCTTTACTACCGTGGAACCATTCAGTTGAAATACCCATTTACTGTCCTTGTTGCATTGCCTGCATTTCAGCGTCGAGTGAAGCTTGGTCAGTCGGAGTCACGCTCTCAGCTTGCAAGGAATCCTGAATCGCCATCTGCGTACGCTGAGAATCAGCGGTCTCTTGCAATCGAATATCCTTACCAAAGATTCCGTAACCAGTAAGACCAAGGTTCTCTTCCATCAATTTAGCAATCTTCAATCCCGAAAGATGTGCCTGTACCGCAGGGTCTTGGTAAATATTACTGTTAGCAAGCTGAGTCAAGTTCTGCACCAACTGTGCCTTCATTGCGAAGTGTCGCGCACCCCTCGGATTAATCCGACCAGCCGGAGCCAAATCATCCTTAGTAATAGTAAGGAACATTTGAATCCCATAATCATCGTCAATAGCCCGAGCAACGTCAGTGCCATCAAGATTACGGGCAGCACTTTCCAACATCGAGTTAAGCAGCGGCTCAAGGAAATGCTTCTCAAAGTAGCTAACCTTACTTTGGAAGATGCGACCCGCCGCGTTCTCCAACGTCTGAACTTCGTAAGCAGTCTTTTCACCGGGAGTGCGAATGCCCATTGCCTGTTTCGGAGCACCTGCCATTTCCTCCATCTCGTCTTCCAATAGACGAATCTGCATATCAGCATTGAGTGCGGTAGTCTCAGGAGCCAACATACCTACATCACCTTCTTCTCCAAGGTAGATACGTGCTCCCGGTTCCCAAGCAAAGTCCTCGACTTCACCTTTAATCTTTACAACCGGGAAGGCAATGAGGTCAAATACGTCAGCCTTGAGGTTTTCAAGATGGTCAATGCGATACTGCATACCAACAAGGTTATCCAGCGGCCCCATTGCCCACAGATTGTCGGGGCGAAGACGCCAACCAGCGTGTTCCTTGTGTGACCGACCATGCCAATTATTAATTGGGCCGTTGTAGGCTACATGGAGACGGTCAACAATCACAATTTTCCAGTTCTCGTAAAGGACTTGGTTATGTACATCGAACCAGTCACCCTCAAACTCTAGTACTTCGACCAAACCACTGTCCAAGTACTCACGGATGTTGCCAAAACCATCAGCAACAAACCCTTCATCCTTAATGATGTCAGCTTTTTCCCAAGTACGGCACGTATTACGTAGGTCAATTACCTTTTGAAATGCATCAGCGTACGAAGTAGTCTCAGGATACGTGCGAACAAGCTTGGCAAGGTCACCAAGACTATATAACTCACGGATAATCTTAGGACTACTACGGAAATTAGACGCCGTAGGGTCAAACGCAATATCCAAAGGAGAGATGCGCTTAATTTGAGGGCCTACGTAGACATCTACGATACCATCCATAGTTTCTGCGCGGTCAGTTACGTACTGAACGTCAGCAAAACAGTTACCATAGTCAATGTAATCCAGTACCAGCCGACTAACTTCTTGTTCAAACTGACTGTTCGACAACTTCGTCTGCATATAGGCAATAATAGCTTGAGCTTTATCAAAGTCTGCCGAGTTCTCAGTGGCAGGAACCCACGTAAACCACTTATCGTGAGGAAACAAAGCAGCCATGTAGTTAGCATGGAGGTTATCCCGAATCTGACAAATCTTAGGACGGGTAGTCTTATTCTTCCACGGCAAAGAACTATTACTAGTAGTAGAAGTATCCGTCGCAAAGATGTAATTACGGAGTTCTGCCCATTCTTTCATCTTCTTATCACGAGCCTTAGACCAATTAGTCCAGTAACTCGCAACCGTAATGGCCTTCCAGTCAGGAGACATATCACTACGGATGTTGATAGTTCGCTTAGCCATTTAGTTACCTTATACTGTAACGCCGCCAAAACGGCTGTGATAAACCACGTTAGACTTTCGTTCTAGGCGGGTAGCTTTACTGGACGGAGGCACTGCAATCTCTACGCAAGATGCCAATGCATCCTTAACGTCATCGTGTGCAGGATGTCGCTGGAGAATTTCTTCTTCCAATACTTGACAGTTGCCTCCACGGTAATGCCACATAGCTAGGTTATCGTAGCGAGGCTGAAGGATAGCCCTCACTCGCTCTTCCTTAGTACCCATATGCCGAGTGGGATAATACTCTTCAATAGAAAGAGATAGTCCCGCTGGCTTAATATACATATCCCGAATCTCACGGATAACTGCGGCCTGAGCTACCACCATTTCGGCACGGAGTTTACGGAAGTTCCACTTAACGTGGAGGTCACGTATTCGTTCAAAGCACTCAGACATTTTCTCAGTCTTAAACCGTTCGATATCTAGGATGTAGATATTGTTATCTGAATCCACACCCACTACTACAATAGCGGTATAGTCACTCCGCAACTTGGTAGAGAATGCCAAGTCAATGGAAGCATAGACGTTCATAGGACGGCTACCTACAAACCAACGACCTCCGTTAACAGAAAGCACTGCCTTATCGTAGTACTGAAACTTACTTGCCGTGATATCCGAATCTTCGTAGACGTTAGGGTCATTGTAGTACTGGGCATAGAACTGGGTCTTGTCCAAGTACTGAGCTTTCTTACGTGATAAGATTGCGGCATCAAAGCCAAACCACTTACCATCTGACCGTTGCTGACGAGGCCACAGGAATTCACCTGTACCATCACCACGATTCTCTACTTTACGCTCAAAGACTTCGTATACTTCAACTTCGTCAATTACGTTACCATCTGCATCGAACACTTCTTGCTTCATCTCAAGCAGCTCGTGGTACAAATCCTTAGGATGGTATCGAGTTCCGACTGTCCATTCCTTTGCATCCGCACCTTCGATAGATGCCAGCAAGGAATACTGGGTCTTTACCTTCTCTCGTCCTTCGTTGGTGTAGGCATTCTCCTGCACCACAACGTCATCCAGTACAGCAATGTCACAGTGAAGACCAGTCAAGCTGGTAGTCAAACCACCCGTGAATACCGTTGGGTCACGGATACCTTCTTCTTTTCGTCGAGGGTGGTCTATCGCAATTTCAGAGTTAGTCCACTTAGACCGTTTACCTTCGTCAGGGTTCACCATCTCAGGCCAAAGAAGCGAGTAATTAGGACTAGTAAGAATTGCCTTGATAGCCCCTAACTGTTTCTCCGCTAGGTTTGCCGTCGAGGAAATGTACAGTACACGAGTGGTGGGGTTCCTAGTAATCTCCCAAGCTACCCGATAGGCAACCATAGCTGATTTAGCATGGTCACGGGGAAGCAAGGTTAGCTGGTGACTACGAGCATCCGAGCGAGTCCACCAACCAATCAATTCCTTATGAACGTGGCCTAAGAGACGGTAAGGAGCCACAACCTTAATAAAGGTTTCTAGGTCTGCCTCACACGCCTCACGTAGTTCCAGTTCCTTCGACGTAGCTTTACGTGCCACTCTTTACACTCTTCCACATGGCAGTGACTTTACTAGCACGAACTTCGTCTTGCTCTTCACTACCATGTTTAGGACGCCCCCGCTTACCCTTTTCAACAGCCTTCCACTTTTCCTCAGACAACCATTTGGTTGCTGTAAGTTTCTCAGCTGCCGTTCCACTGTTCTGAATCTCAGAAGCTGTACGATAGTTAAGGAACTGGAGATATAGGTCTCGCTCCTTACGCCACTGCTCAACGTGTTCCTTGAACCACGTTGTCTTGCACAGATTCTCCCAGCACTGATAAGAACCAAACAGTGACTTAGCAAAGTGATATTCAGTAGGGTCTGAGTACTCCATATACTTACGCTTCAGAGAAATGTAAGTACCTTTATCCTCTTCAGCAAGAGTAAAGATTGGAGAATACTTTCCGTCTGTGTCGTTGGTCTCGACAAACAGAGCACTGGTCAACCAGCGATTGCTGGAATCTTTAAACGGATTGCTCACTATTACCACTTCACCTTGTCTGCCCAGTACGCTGCGCTCATCTTGCCCTTGGCAATATTGTCAGCGTGACGGGCCTTGAAAGATTCTCGCCGCTTCCGGTAACTAGCACTTTCTCCTTTTTTCTCAGGAGAACCACTAACCCCTTGCTGCCCAAATCGAATAGTCTTTACTTGGTCACCGACTTTAGCTACGACTACATGACTCTTGGTAGGATGATTAGGAGTCTTCTTTGGCTTGTTAAAACCACTGACTCCTGCTCGTGCTAGGCGAGGGTCTTTCATATTACTTCTTCTTCTTACCCTTCTTGCCGTATTCCTTCAGCTTCATCTTGGGGCTTTCGGTCTTCTCGTGCTTCTTCATGGCCTTAGCCGACTTGTACTTTTCACCCTTGACTGACATGGTTACTTCCTCTTCTTTTTGTTAGCAGCACGTTGTTCACTGAGACCAATAGCAATGGCTTGCTTCTTGCTCTTGACCTTGGCTCCGGACGAACTCTTTAGCTTTCCAGCTTTGAACTCGTGCATAACCTTTTGCACTTTTGTGTTTGCTTTCTTTTTCATATTACACGTTCGTGATTGCGTTAATGGTAAGAACTGTACTAGCAAGTACAGACAGAGTCACAGCATCTCGTATCTCTAACAACC